CAGATGCCAGCTCATCGATTTGTCTGCTGCACCAGCTACGGTCGGTTCATATTTCGCACGAGCCGCCTGCTCATATCCAGAGTCGTATCCATTGTCTTCATAGTCGCCGGTAACAAGCTGCGTGTTGCTCGCTTGAAAGCACTCGGTCATGCGCAGATAGCCATATTCAATTCCCTGCATTAACCAGACGACAAAGCTGCCTGACAGCGCCTGCGCGTTTAATGGCAATCCCGTAGTATTAAACGGGAAGAAGGCGCGACAGAAGGTTATGGGTGACGCGGAGAAACTTCCGGCGAAGCACGAGAAAGATGTATAATCAGCCCATGACCCGCTGGCCGCATTGTGCCCGGAAGTCCATGAGCCAGCGCCGTATAGTTCTACATACCCGTCTCCCGTACCCGCGATAAACGATGAGCTGGCATCTGTCATTATCGGATACGCGAACGACTCAAGCACTTCGCGCGATATGCGCTTTATCATATACATATCGCCGTTGCGTATCTCGAAGCCGAGGCTGATAGGTATGCTGCGCCCCGTCTCGTCGAATACCCTTGCCTGCCATATATAAGACGCGCTCTCGGTATTCTCTGAGAGCTTCATAAGCCCACGCACCCAATCAAGCTGACCGAGCTGAAGCTCGCGCATATCGTTGTGTAGCGCCGACAGGTTATCGTATGGCATCCGAAACTTAAATTCGAGATAGTCCGGTATCGTCACCGGCGGCTTCTCGATAATTATCAGCTTGGTAAAGTTATTGTTACCGGCAGAGAGCTTGAGGTGTACGCCATCGGCAAATGCGTTCTTATAGAAAGCAACATTGTTGTCTATTAATTCCCCTTCGACCGGCTGGCACTCCGGTATCCACGAGAACCCATGCTGGTCATTCTCAAAGCGGATTCCGGTATCGGCGCGTTTCGGGATATAGCAGGCATACGGAGCCTTGCACATAAACCAGTAATCCGAGCCGATGCTTCTTAGCGTCGTGTCGATATCGTACCAGCCATTACCGTCGCTGTACTGAAGCATCCCGGTAGAGAATACCATGCGCCGTCGTCTCTCAGATACAACTTCTTCGCCACGATGATTGCGATACTCTATCATGTATAATCACCAAGAGTTATCTTAGGGGTTATGGCTATTGTCGTGTTCGCGCTTATCTGCTGGCGCGTGGCGAATCGCTCTGCCGCAAGGATATACCACGTCAAGCCGGCTCCGATGGCAATGTAATACCCGTAAGCATATTGCGTGGGGGATGGATTCGACGAGCAGGTGAATACCTGCTGCGCGTATGACGCATAGCTTCTCGAATCACCGCTCCCCTGCGTTAGCGTCCACGACCCACGGTTGAGCTGCTTGCTCGCATAGCCGGTATAAACGCACGCCGTAAAATTACCAACGGTACTATCGACGGTCGGCGTATAGTCGTTCTGATACAAGCAGAGATATACGTCAAGAAACGATTGGTCATCGAACAGGGTATCAAGCAATACGAATTGCCCCTCATGTGGATAATATATCTTGCCCATATTAAGCGAAGTCCGAGAGCTGGATTTTAGGGGTTATCTTTATGGTAAGCCCCGATGATACGAGCTGCCTGCTCGCGAATCGCTCAGCGAGCAGAAGCCGGTTCGCTCCATCATTAAAGGTAATGTAATACCCATAGATGTAATCATTCGACCCGCTGTACGTCGCGAATGTAAACGTGCGCTCTGGATGGGTGCAGTAGGTCTTGGTGCTTCCGCTGCCCTGTGTTATCGTCCACGAGCCGCGCGTTAGGGTCTTTGACGAGTAGCCCCAGCCGGTATTCGCTTCGGTATAGGTCGCATAGACATCGGCGTTCCCCGGGGTGATGTCATTAGTATAGAGCCGCAGCGTCGTGTTGCCTACTGCCAGAGCCCCGAATAGCGTGTCCAATATAAAATGGTTCTCGCCCTCAAAGCATACGTTAAGCATCTTACGCCACCTTCCTTATTCTCTGTTCGATAACGGTGCCGAGCTTGCCCCACTTAATTTCTTTCTCAAGCTCGCTCGCTATAGACTTGCCGCTATTGCCGCTCACGTTTATAGTGAAGTTAATCGGCGCGTTGACGGTCTTGTTTTCTTTCGCCGGTATGACAGCTTCGCCCTTGTGGAGCATAGCGGGGAAGTTATCATAAGGTACATAGTCGATGCCGGTAGCAAGCGGGGTAAATACATTTCCATCCTTCCCGCCGATGCCGGACGGAGTACCGCGCTCAGCCCACCATGTCGCAACCGGGAATCTCGTCTTAAAAAGAGTCTCAAGGCTGCTAAGGGTTCTGCACGCATCGCCGACCTTATTGGCGGTATCGAGTGTGTTTGCTTCCACGGTGGTCAGACTTATCTTTGCAAGATAGTTATCGCGCACCCCTTCGATTGCAGTCGTCACTCCACCGACCACTCCCTGTAGCGTTCCCAGCGCGGTAATAGTATCAGCTTGTAATTGCTTCAGCTCTCCCTGAAGCTCTATAATCTTTGCGTCTGCTTCGCTTATCTTCGACTGCGCGTCGGTTCGCAAACCTTCAAGCTCAGATACGACTGACGCATATATGCTCTGATAAGCATTAGACGGTCGCTGATAGACTTCTTCTGCCGCCCTTAAGTATTCCCCCAAGATATCAACCAGCTCGCTCTGATATCCGGCTCGCTTCGATGGGTCGGTCTCGGTAGAGATGAGCCCGCGCAGCCTGCCAGCTTCCTGCTCGTAATAGGTCAGGCGCTCCTGTGCGCTCTGCGGGTTAAGCCCGCTGGTCTGAATCTCAAGCAGAGAGGAGGTTATAGTATCGACAACCGACTGATACGCCTGCTTTATTTCTTCCTGCGCTCTGATTTCTTCTTCGATTCTCGCTTTCTCAACGTCGTACTTTTCGAGGATGAGGTCATAAATCTCGTTCGCCTTATCAAGCCATTTCTGCGGGTCTTTAAGGTAGTCGATTGACCCCATCTCCATACCGGCGGAGATAATATCCTTATTGATGTCTTCGGCAGTCCTCGGTTCAAGCCCGTTCATCTCGTTTGATATCTCGCGTATGCTCTTGGAGATATCCTTGCTCACGTCTTTAAAGCCCTCAAGTATCTCATCGAAATAGTCTCTTATCTGCTCGGTGTATGCCTTAATCGCTTTACCGGCAAGCTCAAGATACTCATCTTCGCTGATGCGGTGCGACTTTAAGAGCCGCTCAATCTCAAGCATCGCGTAGGTGAATTCATCTGCGAGCGTATCCATATCGGCAACGATGTCCCCGAAGTCTGCCCGCTTGATGATATCATCCCACTCGTTCTGAAGCTGCGCGACATCGCTGACCAGCTCTTTAATCGTCAGGCGCTTTATCTTACGCTCCATATTCTCAATCGAGTCTATGGAGTCGTCGATATTCTCCTTCAAATCTTTCAGCGCAATCAGAGTCTCGGAGATATACATCCCGACGGCGAAGATGGCAGAGATGACCGCGAGTGCGCTTGACAGCTTTGTTAGCGAGCTTGCCAACTGCTTGTTGCCCAGGTATCGAATCGCGTCAGCGAGCTGCTGCACGGCAGATGCGGTATCCAAGAGATAGGTCTGCATCTCTTTAAATGATGTGCTGAGCGTCTCCAAGTCGCCCTCTTTAAACGCGGCGCCCATCTCAGTCCACGAAGCTCTTATATCATCCGAATCTGCGATAAGATTAATGAAGCTCTGGTACATATTGGTGAGATAGCGCATGGCGTACGATATCTGACCGAGCTTCTTCTTAAGGTCTTCAAGGCTGTCGGGAAGCGCAAGAATCATCTCGTTGAATTCATCTATCGCCGCATAAAGCCCGTTAAACGCCTCAGACGCATAGTCAATCGTCTCTATGCTGCCATTTAAGTCTATCTTGAATTCAGCCCAATCGTCTCCGAGCAGCTCTATCTCAGCGTCCATCTGTGACATCCCGGAACGGACAAGCTGCTTTATCGCGCCATCGACATCAAGAATCCCCTTCTCAAAGTCTTCTAATATCCCTTCGTGAAAGAGCTTCTGCGTCTTCTCTAACATCTTGTTGATATGCTCTGCCTGCTCGGGCGCGAACGCGGCGAAGGTATTAAGCGACGTGGCAAGCCTTCGCACAGAGCCAACGGAAGCGTCCATACCCTTCGATTCGTTATTCAGCGCCCTAAGTGACGCCGTGGTAGACCAGAGCGCCGCTTTTGCATAGCCGGATATATTATAAATCTCGGCGAACGCATACACCCACTTACCGGCGATGATTCTGTCAAAGTCTTCGCTCATCTTTGCGAGCGATGAATACGACTTCTCAATAATCTCGTTAAACTCCTCCACGTATTCGGTTGCGCGTTCTACGAGCTTCGCCTGACGTTCTGCGTTCTCGCCGCCAAGGAAGCCGCCGACCAAACCAGCCACCGCGCCGAGCGCAAGCCCCCACGGGCCAGCAACGCCCATGAGCATACCGAGGCTCTGTATTCCAAGCCCCACGCCGAACCCGCCCATCGCCCCTGTTACGGCTCCGGTAGCCGCGCCGCTCCACCGGTTGCTGCCACCATAATTCTTTTCATCCCAAGTGCTGGCGATACCCTGCGCCCCGCCGACTGCGCCCATGATAGAGCTGAAGCCGCCGCCAGCGCCGAAGAAGCCTTTGAGCTTGTCGCCGAAAGTAGAAGCCGCGTTGCCAGCATCATCAAGCGAGGTACACATATCAGCGGCAGCGTCATCCAAGCTAGAAAAGTCTTTCTCTGCGGGCGCAGCTTCCCCCTCGCTAAACAGCTTGCCAAAAATATCACCGACCTGATTGCCGATATCGCTCACGCTCTTGAGCTTCGTAATGCTGCCGGAGGAAAGATTGGTCTCCAGCTTGCCGCCGAGCTTTTCCAATATCGCTTCCTGAACCTTCTGCTGTTCAAGCTGCGTCTGGTACTGAAAGTCAAGCACCTGCAGGGAGGGCGGAGTCTTGCTAGTCTGCCACGCCCGCGCGAAGCCGCCAAGCCCGAGCTTATCAAGCCACTCCTCTACCTTCTCGTTGGCAAGCATCTTCGATATCATCCCGCTTAAATTCTCCGCTACCATATCGGAGTAGGATTTTTTCATGCGGTCTAATATCTCATCCCACGTCTTTCGTATCTCGTCAGACTCGCCGTCAAGCATCCCCTTAAAGGTATCGCTCAGCCCGGCTTTGATATCGGTGGTTATCGCTTTCCAGTATTCATCGTACTCGCTCTGCGCCTTATCGCAGTACTCCTTAACCGCGTCGAGCTGGTCAAGGGTATAGCCCTTCATCTTCTCTGATGCCTGCCGTTCGATAAGCTCGCGCTGGCTTGCTTCATACTGCGTGTAGTCAATTCCCTCTATCGCCGCCTTTCGCTTCTCGGTAAGCTCAACGTTAAGCGCGTCGAGCTTCTGCCGCTTCTCCGCTTCGACCAATGCAGACATGGCGCTGTTCGCCTGCTCTGCCGCAAAGATAACCTGCTGCTGCGAAGCCTTCTCGCTATTAAGGATGGCTTCGTAATAGCGCTCAGAAGATTCAAGGCGCAACTGTGCATTATCGACACTTTGCTGTACCATCGAAGCGTTAAGCCGCTCGCTCGCATCCCGGTAATTCTCCTGCTTCTCATACATGGCATCGAACGCGGCTTCAAGCTGCTCGAAGGTATAGCCACCGCCATACTTCTTCTCTATCTCAGACATCTCAGCAGCCCACAGGCGCTGCCGGTCTGCTATCTTTATACCAGCCTTCTCGTACTCCTCGTCCTTCGCCTTAAGCATGGCAACGGCGTTGTCGTACTCAGAAAGCGTCAGCTCGTTTACCCGGGCAGTAATCTCTGCCATCTTCTTTTCGTACTCGTCAGACGGCTCTATGGCATCCATGCCGAGCTTTACGTTCTGCCCGATGGTCTTGCCCAAGTCCTCGGCTGGCTTCTTGATGCCGGTCTTGATTCCCTTAATGTCTTCGGCTAAGCCGAGAAGCGCCTTGTCAAACTCGTCCTGAGCTTTTACGCCGCCTTCTTTTGCGCCCGCTGCCATCGAGTCGCGGATGCCGTCCATAACGGTCTCGTCATCCACCTTAAAGACAAACGGCTTCTCCGTGGGGTTCGGGTTCGCCATAAACTCCACGAAGTCGCGCACCTTGTCTTCGCCCATCATCTTCAAGCGCTCGAAATTCTCCTGAAGGTACTTTAGAGCCTGACCAGCAAGCCCGACTCCAAGCGCCCCGGCGATACCGCGCTTACCCCAAATGAGGTAGCCGATTATCCCCATCTGAGTAATAATCGGGTGTGCATCTATGAAGTTAATCAGCTCGGTCATTCCGTGCTTCACTTTGATGAAGCCCTCGATGGCAAGCACCGCCCACTTCTTGGCGGCTTCCTGCATAGCGACTATCTTATCCTCAAACTCCTTGCTCTTGGCAAACTCCTGTATGCGGTCATTGATTTTAAAGAAGCCGTTGGTTAGGGCTTCAACGAAAGGCGAGATGCCCTGCTTGACCACATCGCCGAGCGTCTCCTGCACGTCGCTCGATGCGTTCTTTAGCGCCACCAGCCCGCCGTAGCCGGAGTTGCGCAGCGCTTCAGCCTGCCCGCCAACCTGCTTCTCTATCTCTCCGAGTATCTTTGCGAAGTCTCCGCTCTTGCCGATATTATCGTCAATGACAATACCGGAGCGCCGGAGGATAGAGGTCATGCCAGACGCGGCTTTACCAACCATCATCGCGGCGCTGGCTACGTCGCCGCCCATCAGCGCAGAGATATCCAGCATCGCTTTTGTAGCGCGTGGCAGCATCTCGTTTGATATACCCTTGTAAATCGAGAGCAGCTTCATCCCTTCGATAGTGGCTTCATCTCCGGATGTAGTGGTTTTTTGATACGCGGACGCGAGGTCTAGGAGCTGCTGAGCAAACTCTGGTGTGTAGCGCCCCATAGAGCGAAGCGACTGCATCAACCCGGCTGTGGCCTTCTCCTGCTCGTTCGACGCGTCGATAACGGTCTTAAAGGCGCGTGCTACGCCATAGATACCAAGCCCGCCAAGTAGCATCGTTTTGAGCGAAGTAAGCGAGCGCATAACGCCTGACACTCTCCCGCCTATCCCGCCAAGATGAGAGGTCAGCTTGTTCATGGCAGTACCGGCGGCAGAAGACGAAGCCTTAACCTTGTTCATCGCAGCTTCGTACTGACCGCCGAAATTCTTTATGACCGCCGTACCCTTATCATCTATTTCAAGCGCAAGCGCTATAGTCTGACCGTTCATTGTTTCTTATCTTCCTCATCATGCCGCGTGATAATGGAGTGGATGAGTATTAGTTTTTCGAGTAGCTTTATCGCCTCCCGCTTCGTCATCTCAGGCTTTAAGATGTCGAAGACAAGCGGGAGCGCGTGGAAGTCATAGACAAACTTATTGGCTATCATGCAATAGATTGACCACGCCTCGTAATTGATAGGCCAGAGTACCGGGTTCTTGCAATTCTCGCAGTCGGGTACTTCATCGAGGTCTTCTCTAATGCTGATGCACTCTTCGCAGGTAACGGTACGCTGAGTCTTGTCATTACGCTGGCGCATAAACTCAGCGTACCGTTCTAGTTTTTTAGTGCCTTCTCATCGGCGTCGTTCTGTGTGCTTTCAGAGTCAGCCCGTTCGATGAGCGCCGCCTTGATGGAGCTGGGGAGCTTCAGCTTATTTTCTTTTGTGCAGGGAACGTCAGAGCCGGTCTGCGGGTTCTTGATGTTTTTCCAATCCACTATTAGCCAATCAAGAAGCTCATCGTTAACCGCCTTGTCATCGGTCTCCATCTTCGGCATCCCGGAGCGCTTATCAATACCCTTCTTGGTTGTCCACTTCTTCTGAATCTTGTAGAACACTTCGCTGTCGAAACGGCGATAGAATATCTTGCTGTCGCCAGATTCAAATACATTCCGCTCATCATCCGACACAATCTCAATAAACTGTCCCATAGGTCTCCTTTAAAAAATGAAGGGCAACCATTCGGGAATTCCGAACAGCTGCCCTTCCGGGGTTATTGTATGTCGCATAACCGCCAGCCGTAGATTTCATACGGAGGCGGGCGTATCTTATTGGAGTCTAGACCTCCTCGCACCCTTGACAACTACCTATTGACCGGCGGTTGCTCGCTGGCTTGCTAGGCTACTAACGGCTATGCGACGCTCATCTTAATAGAAGCTCAGCTTGATTTCGTCTTCCAGCGTCGCTGATGCAAGCCCCTGGAATTCCACAGCCATCGTCTTCTCAAGGTCGCCAGAGAGTTGTGGCAAGGTTCCGCGAGACTGCGGCATGGCAAGCTGCACGCGGGAGCCAGCGGCAGACCCGCCCCTGAACATCAGGTTTACATCAACCGCATCGGATGACGCGAGGATACCAGACTCCTTAAAGAAATTCAGGTCATTGGAGCGCAGGTACATATTGACGTTCGCCTTTACGTCGCGCTGGTCAGCGATAAACGCGGTCGGGTACTGATTCGAGGATATCTCGTCTTCGAGATATTTAATTCCGTTATTCAGCGTCACGTCAGACGAGATAATCGGTGTGGGGGCAGTGCCGCCATCGAAGTAGCACAGCCCTGTTCTCGCTTCAATCGCCGTACCGACTTCGGTGCCGGTCGGGAGATACGGCTCGATATGGTCGTTTGCCGCATAGGTGTAGCCGGTTATACCGGAGCAGGAAACGGTTGTCGCGCCGACTGCGGTAATGGTATATCCCGCACCGGAATTGTGATAGTTGCCAGCGCTGTCATCCCAAATCTTAATCTGCATCCCCACGCAAAACTGCTTCGCTGCGTCAGCGGTAACGGTAAAGTCACCGGCAGAAAAACCAGATACAGCAGCCTTACCGCACCACTTCATCGTCATAAAGCCGCCAGAGAATGTGAAGTTAATCGCACCCTTGTTGACGAAATTCGCTTTGAATTCGTTGACGGTTGCGCCGATAAGCGCGAATACCATGTCCTTCAGTCCGATAAAGATAGACATGGAGATGTGGTCTATGTTCTTCGGAGTATAGGTTACGCTCTGACCGGCGTAGGTGGTCGTTGAACCGAACGCGCCATAGAGCAGGACGTGACCATCGGGAGCCGAGCCAGCGGTGCCAGCGGGTCTGCAGTACATCGGAAGGCTCCACGTCCCGGCGGGGACCATGTCGGCAAACCGAACGCGCTTCGAGCGTGAATTTCTTACTTCGGTCGAATCGGTATAGCTCGGACTCTGATTAAACTCTGGTGCGCCAGAGGGGATGACGAGATTGTTCGCAGATGGCAGGACCATCGTTCCGGGAGTGACCTCCGGTACGACAAAGACCTGAGCCTCGCGCCCTAACTGAATCTTATTGGTATAGCTCATTTGTTAATCCTCCAATTATTCATCAGCTTTTTTTATGTCCATTTTGGTGCTGATGGATGCTTCAAGTTTTTCCGGTTTAACTTCGCTTTCTGCCCGCCAGTAAATGGGAGCTGTCAAGCAGGATGCTGCAAGCTCATCGCTTACCTCGACAGACTGCCCCGGCGCTATCGTTCCAATCCCGATAAGGCTCAGGGGGCAGGAATATACATTCGTGATAGTCTTCATTCCATCTCCTTATAGCGAATAAGGGTCAAGCTCTTTATGCTCATAGCGGATAGTAAACGCGATAATGCGCCCGCCGATATTATTGTTGTCGATAAAGAACGGGGTGGAGCCGGTCTGTTCGGTATAGCTGGCGTAGCCGCCTCGAGTAGAGTCTGCCATTATGGCTTTAATCGTATCGGCTTCAAGCGAATTGATGCGCTCGGCTATATCGTCATAGCTCGAATCCCACACTTCAACCAGCACCTCCATGTCCTTTATGACCTTCGTATTCGAGCCGAACATCTCGCGCTCGACTATCATCTCATCGCCCTCGAATACATAGACAGATGGAAATGCGTTGGTATCTACGGACGGGGAAGCGCGAAATACACGCTCATCGCTTACGTCGTTATCATACCCGTTCGCCTTCTTCACGTTCCTGATTGACGCAATCAGGTTGTCCATTATGTATTCTCTTATGCTGGTTGCCATATAGCCCGTACAGTATTTGAATGGTTAGGTCTGTATTTGTTCTTAAGGGAAAATAAACGCGGTTCGCCTTAAAGTAGCGATTGCCGCGCCTCGTCTCTTTCAATTCAAGCTCGCTATCTTGCTGCGTCGTTGGCGATACGTCTTCCAATTTCATTCATCACCATAGGTACGATTTGCGTCAGCGCCGGTCTTAAGTAAGGGCGCTTCGGTATCTTGACTTGCTTGACCAGCCTGAATAATGGCACTATCTTCCCGCGCCCGACCTTGCCCATAATATAAAGTCTTCCGTGACGGTTAAGGATAAACGTCTGTGCAACACCCAAATTTCCCGCACCCCACCTCTGTCTTCCGGCGTTAGTAAAGGCGCTGTAATTCTTTGCCTGATAGCGCTCGCGTCCCTGGCTCCACTTTAAATGCCGTAAGGGGATGGTAAGATACTTCGCCCGCTTCGGTCGTATCGTCCCGCCTTCTTCGTGGATTCTGGCATAGACTACATTGCTGCCGATAACGCCACGGTGCGTATTACCGTCGCGCTGGTATCCCCATGTGATGCTGTCGCGCAGCGTTCCGCTCCGTACCGATAAGCGCGACTTGCTCGGGGCAAACGAGCCGCCGCCGGTAACGTTTCGCTTGGCGATAACCTGCGCCTTCATCAGATACTTCTTGAATATCTGCTCAACGCTCTCAGGAAGGTTAAGGCGCTTAAGCGGTCTCGCTCGCGGGGTTAAGATTCTCAGTCGCATACCAGCTCTGCTCGATTTTAAACGCGGTTTTGAAAATTTTGAAAGCAAGTGCTCGTTCGATTTTCGTTACGAAACGAGCAGGATATTTTTGCCAAGTGCTTGATATTCCAGAAGATGCTTGTTTTTTACAACGGAAATACAACGCGAATAAAACGCGAATACAACGCTCTATCTTCTATCTTCATCTTCAAAGAAAGAATATATAGGGCGAAAAAGGTATCACCTTTATTGCCTATATGAGCGATAGATGTTCAGTATTGCCCTTACTTCCGGGAGTAGCTGAGTCGGGCCAACCGGGGTGGTCGCAATAACCACGCTGCCGCCCTGATTGCTCTGGCTCTCAACGCCAAGACGTTTCCTCATCTCGAAGGTCTTAGCAGCTTCCATAATACAGGCGAGCTTTAAGTCCTCCGGGATGGTCGTAGCTGTATATCCACCCTTATAGACTACCTTAACGTTCTTTCGCCCGTCAGCGAAGTAGCCGCCATCGTCAAGCTCGATAAGCCCGTCATCGTTATAGATGACATATTCGGTAGTATTAATCAGGGTGTCGGCTCCGTACGCCCGCGCTGTATCGTCGTGCAAGCTCGTTACCGAAGCAACAGGGATGCGCTTAACAATAACAAAACTCTTGCCGCCGCCGTCAAAATACTCGGTAATATCATTGCCGCTGTTATTATCCCACACGCGTCCGCAGTAGCTCTCGAAGCGCTTGCTGGTCATCGTAATCAGGCTGGACAATAAAACGTCATATTTATCGACATTTGACATACCTTCGAGATAGCCCTTCAGGTCGGGCAACGTGCAAAGGTCTAGTGCCATGTGCTATACCTCTTGGTGCGGGAATTCAGGTAATAGAAAAGGAAGCTCTCCATCATAAGGCAGCCGAGCTTATACGTCGGCTCGCCATAATCGAATCGAGTAGTACAATTTTTACAAACACTTCGGTAGTGCGGGCAATCTTTCTTTCTGGTTATCGCTTCGACCATTGGCTGCCCCGATACGCAGAAGAAATAAGGAGGGGTGTCTTATTTCTCACCCCCCCGATTATCTCTATAGGTAATCAGTTATCTTAAAAACTAATCGCGAATGTCGTTCATAATCTTGTAAAGCTCAGCGTTTATCTTATCCACGGCTGCGCCAAGTGTCGCGATAGCTGCTTTAATTCGCTCCGTCTCTGCTTTCGCAGCTGTAAGAGATGCCTGAATTGTTGGCTTATCAGCATCATTTAATGGCATTTTCAAACCCCCGTTTCATATATGTTGTTTTGGATATCGTTTAGACAACCTAGATGTACTTCAAAACACCCCTTAAAACGAACGAGATTGGCTTATAAGCGGCGATTTTATCTCCCCCTATCGTCTACCTATCCGCTTTTAGAATGTCAATAAGGCGTTCTGCCGATTTTCTCCAAGTAAAACGATACCTTATGCGCTCTGCAGCCTTTCTCGCTTTTACCCGCGCTTCGGTATAGTTGTTGAAGACGTGCGCCATCCTTATCGCGAGGTCCTCGACGCTCGGCGCAGCGCTATGCGTGTGGAGGTCGTACTGCCCGTGATAGAAGCGCCGCATATCGTACTTGATAGGATAGCCCACATAAGAATCGAAGAAGTCAGCCGTGCCTGAATACTCGGTGGCAACACACGGAAGCCCGGTAGCCATCGCCTCGGTTAGCGTGAGCCCCCAGCCCTCCCCTCTCGTGGGGAAGATAAAACAATGGGCGCTGTGATATAGCTCGACCAGCTCCTTTATCGACAGGTTGCGTGAGTCATAGATGACGTTGTACTTCTTCTCGTAGATGTCCCCCATCGTGGTCTTTAAGTAAAGCTCGATGTCGGGGTTGTCTTTCGCGTTCATCGCCCACCACGCCGAGACAGCTTCCTCCCATCCCTTTCTCGGGTTCGGGGCGCCAAGCCATAAGAAACGAAATGGCACCAGCTTCGGGAACTGTCGCTCCTTGAAGGTATAGATGTCGGTATTGCATCCCTCGTGGCAGACGCTTATCGGCTTGTCAGTATGCGGTCTGAAGATACGCTTATTGTGTTCGCACGGGACAATGATATGGTCAGCCTTATTAATGCCCTTGATGAAGCTCGCCGGTATCTCCTCGGCTTCGTACATCGTAAAGAGGTAATTCTTTTTACCCTCTATCCGCTGGAATTTATCAGCGGTCTGTATCTGTACGCTCTGATAAGCATCGGGGCAGATGTCGGCAATCTCGGCTACATGGCGCTTCATATTTCTCGCGTGCGTCGAATAGCCGTAGGCATTACCAATGCCCATCCCGATATCACACCAATGTATCTTCAGCTTCTCGGACATATCCTCCCTCGGTTACTGTTTTGGTATCGTCAGTCCCAGCTTCTCGCGAATAAAGCCAAGCAAGGTCTTCTCTCCCGTATGGGTAGCCAGGAAGCGAAAGATAATGCCCGCCGCAACCAGGAATATATCTATCGCCAATGAGACATCCTCGCCGGTGTATTTGTCGAAGCCGTTTGCCTTTAGTATCTGATGTATCAAGAGCGCGATATAGTTTATATAGCTGCGCTTTCCTATCGTGTTCATATCAGCACCTATGTTTTAAATATCGGGTAGTGTACTATGCCGTTATAGTAGACCGGCCCGTAGCTGACCGGCGTAAAGGTTACTATCTCTTTTGCGGTCTCGGCGATTGATACGGTCGAGCCGGATGGCATCTGTGAATTGGAACCGTCTGTCTTTATGTTCGGCACGCCTGCGCTGAAGAACTGATAATCACTTATGTCGGTAGCTCCCGGTCCAATCCATAACGCGCAGACTGCGTGATAAAACTTCTTCTCCTCGTTCACTATCTGAGCGATATGAATGGGGAAGCCAACCGGGCTGTCCGTAATGTACTGCTTGACTTCTCCGAAATGAAGATACTGCGCGGGCAGGAGCGCTTTATGTTCGCTCATATCGCCAAGAATACAGGCAAGCAGGATAGCCTCGCTCAAGCACCATTTTTTTGACCACGGCGCGTCAGAGTTGCTTCGTATCTGCGCCGAATTAATGCCGTAGCCATAGGCGTCAATAGCTCTTGTCCCTATCTCTCTATGAGCTTCTCGCGATAGCGACAGCCACTTGTCGCGCAGCGTGCTTCCGTCAAGCCCGTATTTATTGAGAAGCCAGCTCCAAAACGCCCGTATCTTCGCCCTATAAATCCACCTGTATATGATTTCCATTATCGCCATAATCTCCGGTGGTTACTTGGTGACTATTAGGTTCAGCGGCTCCACGCCCTTACGGTGGCACTTGGGGCAGGTGTCGGGCTTAAAGGGATTGCCAAAATAGAAGCGATGACCGCAGTAGGTACATTTCCACCATTGTTTATCCATCATAGGACTAGATGCTCCCTTCTCTGGCATTGGATATCGCACGGGAAGATACAGCCACCATCACACGGCTCATCTTTCTCGTTCAGCTTCAGCTCTGATATGTGAGCCATTGGTTCGCACTTACGCGCGAGCGCGTGCGAGTAGCAGCGGTAAACCATCCCGTCGGGAAATACGAGGAAGTATTCCTTCCCAGCCGGACAACTCTCAACTGCGCCATCAGGCTGCCATTCGTGCCTGATATCTCTTATCAGCTTTATCAGTCGCTCGCTGTCAATCGTCTTGATGATGTCGTCCATCTGATTTAAGACATCCTTATGCTCATTCCAATTAAAGCCCTGCTTAAGAACGGGATGGATATTGACGCGAAGAAAGTGCTTGTTGAACTCGGTTATCGCTTCCTTCACCTGCTCGATATTGTCGGGCATCAGCACCAGCGTAACCGTGATGGGAAAGCCGCGCTGTCGCAATACTTTAATGTTGGCGAGAAATTTATCCATGTGGTGATAGTGATAGCTCGCCGTCCACGTTAATATGTTCGCCGGTGTTATCTTATCAATGGCATATTCAACCATCGTATTGCTCGTGATATCCCAGGAGCAGGAGCGCGGCAGGTGTTCAATTAAATCGACCAGCCCGGTGTAGAGCGTGGGTTCTCCTCCCGTCAAGGATAAATGATAAGGGCGAAACGGCGCGAGCGTTGCGAGCCAATATGCCCAATGCAGCTCGCTATCTATCGTCCACTCGTTACCGAAGGCATTGAGCTTATAGCTCTTATCCTGTTCTATAGTCTCCCATTTGTAATCGCAGTAGCGGCACCTGTTCTGACAGCGAAACGTCGGGATAAAGATTATGCGGTTTACCTTTTCATACAGGCTCATAGCTCCACCCCGTCTATCAGGTTCAGTTTGTCCCACGAATACGAAGGTTGAAAATTCGTCGTTGCGTGACGAGATTTTAGCCATGTGTCGGGATTGCTTAAGTCTTCTCCGTTATAATCGCCGGGCTGGTGCACGCCATAGAATCCGATGTTCTGGCTTCTGCTTAAAAGCGGGATAAGCTGGTGCTTGTGGTTAATCGCCCGTATTGCGTTTAACAGGCAGTCCTGAGTATAATTCTGGCATACGCCGTCTTTATACTCGCGCTCGTAATATTCGGGATTGCTCTCCTGAAGGGCTGTCTTAATCGCCCCGTTCATATACTCTATCGGGTGCGTGACATAGGGCATGATGTGGTCGCTGAATAGGTTGAAGTCATCTCTGTCTATCGCTACGCCCCACGGATGATACCAATCGAACCGCTTGACCGATGCAGCGTCGTCAGGGCTTGTATTCAAAATTCTTGACAGCGCCCCGACGGTAAACATTTTCTCGTCTTTAAAATTGAAAAGCGCGTATTCGCAGAAGCGGATAAAGTCGTCGCTTACAATGATGTCGTCTTCGACGTAGAGGATGTAATCGTATTTATGGAATTGGAACAGCTCTTTAAACGCGAGCAGGATATTTGCGTTAAGTCCGATGCGGGAGTCTCGTATGTGGAACCGTATGTCGGGATAGTCTTCCTGATAGAAGTTGCGCTGCACCCTGCCCTGCCCGTCGATAAAACAATGCCACTCATACTCGCGATGCTCGGGGCAGCGAATGATTGACTTAAAGCTCGCCTCCAACATCTCCGGTCTGTCAAAGCCAAACGATACTATCGCCCGCCTCATCTATCCTCCTACTGATATTTTCTGAACAGTACAAGCTGGTGGTCGTTAGGGTCTTTATCCGCTGCGCTCTTATCAAACCTGCTTATTGGCCCGAAGCGCTTAAGCACATAGTCCCATACCGTACCCGCCGCAAGGTCCATAGATGAGCGGCTCCACATGACCAGCAGACCTCTCGGCGCGATAATGTCAGCAAAGAGATTCACCGCGTTATCTGCTTCCGACGCGGAGATGTGCTGCAATACCAGCGAGCTATGTATCAAATCGAATTGACGTTCACGCAGCTTCTCGGTTTCGCCAATCGGTAACCAATCGGTAAGCTCATACTGCTCAATCGGTAAGTATTGCTTGGCAAGCTCTATCATGTTCGGGAAGTCGTATCCGACTATCTTCTTCACCCCGCTGTTATAGAGCCACTTGATAAAGCGCCCCACGCCACAGCCGAAGTCGAGCGCCAGTCCCATGTTATGCTCGTTTAAAAATGGCTTTACCTTCTCGTCATAAATCGGGAAGAGAAATTCAAAGTCGCCGCGCGTCTCTATATTTCGCTGCGCTTCTTCGAGCGTATTATATCCAGACCAATTCCAGCTCATTATAAGTCCTTTAAAAAATGGCAGAGCAAGTAGGATTTGAACCCACACCTTTCGGGTTGGAGCCGAAAATTCTACCGTTAAACTATTGCCCTACAAAATGGCGGGGCGTCCGATTGACTCAGTCACCCCGCCTTAAAGCTGCTATCGCTTACGCGGTAGCGTTACATATCCAACGCTTGGTCGGTATGCTTACGCGGTAATCAGCCGCACGAAGCCCTCGTTCAAGCCGCAGGCAAACGCAATCCTCCAGTAGATTCTGAACTGCGTCTGAGCGTATTTGAACAGACCGTACGGGTCAACGTCGAGCGAGCTTGCCTGACGCCGCACCCCGATAAGGTAGCGCTGCAGGTTACCGAACAGCACAATCGGCTGCTTAGTGCCGTCCGTATAGGGCATCTTCTCTACAATCTCGTACGGGTATTCCCAAATGGTGTTGGGAACTGAAGCGCCGATAGGACCAAAGATGAACTGGTTATCGGAGGTCTTCATCGTGCGGATGTAGTGAAAGATGTTCCGGTGCATATAAAACTTGCTGCCAGCCAGCTTGTTGGCGGACAGCTTGGCAATCATGCTGGACAGGTTCGTGCCGGTAATGGTCGAGATAGAGCCGCTGGTCAGAACGCTGTAGCCGCAGATGGCGGTGGTCAAACCGGAGGCCGGCGAGCCGGTCCCGGCGAACACCTGCTTGTCCATCTCCTGCCCGAGCGCTTCTGCGAACAGACCGGTCAGCCAGGATACGACGTCAACGGAGCTGTCATCCAGCAGGTCGTTGGTGGCGACTGTAAAAGCGCCAACGCGCTTCGCGGTCAGCACGACTTCAGTCACCTGCGGGTTGCTCTCGTCGAAGGCTTTAGTGTCGTCATCTTCCCACGCCACGGTCACGCCGGATGCTTCAGCGGGAACGCGCTTCACGTCAGTACCCATCGGCATAATCCGGCAGTCGCGCAGGGCTACGCTGTTCAGTCTTGCGAAGGCAAGAATCTCAGCGGCGTATTCATCGGGCACCAGATAGCCAGCGGTGGCTGCGGTGGAGGTGGTCAGCGTGGTCTTGGTCTGCATATCGCGCAGGTTCTTAATCGCATCCGGGTCATGCTCGCGTGATGCTTTCAGAACGTCGATAAGATACTTGGCAAACCGCTCGGTCTTCCCGGGGTCGGCAATCTTGGTATAGCTTTTCAGGAACGGCATCGGGCGGGAAGCATCCCACGATGCAAGCCGTTTCAGGTCAGCGCCCATAACGTCGAGGTTATAGCCGCGGTACACGGGAACGGTCTCATCTGAGCCGGGAACGGGAATTTCCAGCTTCTCGGGCTGGCGGGTGGTCGCGATTCCCTTCTTCTCTAAAGCGGTCAGAAGCTCATCGTGATGCCCAAATTTTTCTTCCAGCTTTGCCAGCTTCTCTTTATGCTCCTCCTGAGAGGCTTTAATCTCGTCCTGCTTCCCGGCAACGTCGGTCAGCATAGACTTTAATTCAGCAAAAATCTTATCAGTCTCCATCGTTGTTTACTCCTTCAATCTGCGAGCGATAGCTATCAGCTCATTCGCTTCGCTAGGCTTTACAGTATTATGCAGTTTTACAGTTTCATCAAACAGCGCCCTGAAATAGGATACGTCCTCGCTAGACTCCGGTGCATCTGACTCGGCGTTCTTCTCGCCCGTCTGCTCCGCGTCGCTCGGTTCTTCTTTCAGGAGTGTCTGAATACCTAATATCTTTGCTATGGTCTGGATGTCGTCAGCGATGCGGTTTATCGACTCGGTAAGCTCACTGATAAGCTCGTCCATTCGCTTTGGCGCACTCTCCTCCTCGACATCCTTTGCCGCTTCAATCGACGCCTCGCCGGTCGTCTGCTCTGGCGCAGCTTCCTGCGCTTCGCCTTCGACGATACGCACCACGTCTGATTCACCGGTCTCCATGTATGCCTTCATCTTGACAAACTCGCCGTCGTTTATCGCCCCGGCGTTTCTCGCCGAGACAAGCGCGTTGTAGTTTGATGGTACCGTGACGCCGGACAATTCGAGCAGCTCAGCCTTCGTATAGACTCTGCGCGGTTCGTTTTTCTCGGGATTGCCATCCTTCCACTCCATCGGAAGAAAGCCAACCGACACC